AAAATGTTCAATTTCTAACCCTTTCCGATGAAAGAGAAAAAACAAACATTGCCCCCGTCACTGGCGCACTTAGCCGTATTATGCAGATTCAAGTTTCGTCATTTGACCGAATTGGTTCAAACGAACACGTTAAGGCTGGTTTTGTGGCTCAGAATGTGTTGCCAATTTATCCTGAATATGTGGTTGAAAATGCATCAAATAAAGGCAAAGAACCTCGCTACGGCATTACTGGTGGCATGAGTGCTGGGTTTGTCGCAGAACTGACAGCAGCTTTGCAAGAATTAAAAGCTGAATTTGATGCCTACAAAGCATCTCACCCTTAATCTTTAAAATAAAAACATCATGAATACAGAAGAAGTATTAAGGTTGGCTTTAATAGCGTTAGAAGCAAATCAACCTGCTAACTACTGCATGAACAATAATGGTGAAAGATTTCCAATGATGCAGGAAGACCCATTTAGGTTTGACCGCAATACCAAAGCAATCAACGCCATTAAAGAATTTTTAACCACAGAGGAAACATCATGACTAATACATACACATGGACAGTTACAGCAATGGACTGCTACCCACAAGAAGACGGCAACACCGATGTCGTTTTCACCGTTCACTGGACTTGCTCTGGTACAGACGGTACATATAGCGGTTCTGTCTATTCAACTTGCGGCATTCCCTTGACCGCTGGCACGTTTACCCCCTACGCACAGCTTACTCAAGCACAAGTATTGGGTTGGATCTGGGCTAACGGTGTTGACCAGACAGCTACTGAAGCCGCTGTTGCACAGCAGATTGCAAACCAAGTGAACCCACCTGTGGTCACTCCTGCACTGCCTTGGGCAACTACAGTTTAACGGGAAGCTGCCACCCGACCTTGGCAGCGCATTAAAGGAAACATCATGGGAAAAAATGAAAAGACCCCTGTGACAATCGACGGCGTAGAGTACAAGTTTGAAGACATGAGCCAGCAACAGCAAATGTTGCTCAACCATGTTGCCGACTTGGATCGTAAATTAGACTCTGCCAGATTCAACGTAGACCAACTTCAGGTAGGCAGAGATGCCTTCTTCAACATGCTGAAAAGCGCGTTAGAGGTAAAGCCTGAACCAGAGAAAGAATAACGATGGAATCAGTAGATACTCGATTGGCAGTTCACGAAGCAGTCTGCACAGAGCGTTACCGCTCGATACAAGACGCGCTTGATCGTGGCAAAGACCGCATGAAAACGATCGAGTATCTACTTTACATCGTCATTGCGGCGGTCTTGTTTGGTCCAGGAGTTGCCGGAGAGTTTGTTAAGAAGATTTTAGGTATTTAACTATTGTTTTGATTGGCTAAGACAGTTAAGATTTTTGGATTTAGTCATGATCCCAATAGATCCCATATCAGCGTTAGAAGGACTACAGACTGCGATTAGCGTAGTCAAGAAGGCGAGCAAGGTCGCTAATGATTTAGCGGGTCTAGCGCCATCTATTTCGCGGATGTTTGATGCCAAGAGTACCGCTACTAAGGCGATGCTTCAGGCTAAACGCGCTGGGGGTAAGTCTAACCTCGGCGCGGCGCTCCAAATTGAGATGGCTCTAGACGAAGCCAAGCGATTTGAAGAGCAGTTAAAAATGTTGTTCATGCAGGCGGGGCGCATAGACGTTTGGAACGCTGCTAAAGCCCGTCAAGCTGAGATGGACAGAGATGACGCTCGAGAGATGGCAGAGCTGAAGGCTGAAGAGAAGAAGCGTAAAGAAGAAGAGGAAGAACAACTCGCATGGGCTATTGGCGTTGTTGTGATCGTGATGCTCCTCGGTGCAGTAGGTTATGGTATTGCTGAGATTCAAGACTTTTGCGCCAAGTCAAGGTGTGGTCGGTGAATGAATACCAAAAGCAATTCGACCTGTTTCTCAAAGTCTTTGTGCGCTTGTGCGTGGTTTGGTGGGTGCTCGGGTTTCTTAAGTTTCTGCCGGACGACTTGTCTGACAAGATTGTGAATAAATTACTAGGGATGATTGGGCTATGAGCGAAGAAAAGCCAGCAGATATACTAAGTAAGGTGCTGTCCTACGTAGACAGCCCGTTCAAGCTCTTTGCGCTGATACTCATGGCGGTGTTTGCTTTCGCCGGTTACTTCGTCTGGCAAAACCAAGAGTTGTTGATGGGGGCGTACAAAGAGTCTAAGAAAATGCCCAGCATCGTTGAAGACAGAGTAGAAGACGCCGCCGCTCACTTGTTCAAAACTACCAATCCTGTCATTGTCGCCGTGTTCAAAGTTAACCCGATGTTCGGGACCAGAGTATTGCACCGCGCTTACACTAAAGAGGGTCGGGACAGATCCAATGACGGGCTTGACGTAGGTCTGTTTACTCAGAACGCACTTAACAACGCTGATGTGGTTAAGCTGATGGCCAGCGAGATTCCTTGCGGCGAATACAAATCAGCGCAGTCAGAGATGGGTTTGTGGTACATCGCCAAGGGGGTTACCTACACATGTCGAATCAGCATCCCGCCCGACCCAAGCCGTTTTGTTGGCCAAATTACTGTAGGTTGGGACAATGAACCTGCCGACATTCAGGTGGCAAGAACCATGATGGAGATTGCAGCAACCATGCTTTCAAGGAGCAAACAATAATGGCGCAGTTTGAACCAGCTTTTGAGCTAATGATCAAAGATGAGGGCGGCTACGTCCTGCACGAAATTCCTGGTGATACGGGCGGTATGACCTACGCGGGTATTGCCCGTAACAAGAACCCGCAGTGGAATGGTTGGCCTCTGGTTGACAAGAAAGAATTCGGCGGGTCTCTTACCGGCATGGTGCGAGAGTTTTATCGCGTTGAGTTCTGGGACAAGATGCGCGGTAACGAGATTTCAAATCAAGAGGTGGCTAATAGCATCTTTAACTTCGGTGTGAACGCAGGTATGGGTATGGCGGTCAAGCTGGCTCAGCTGGTAATTGGCGCTACGCCTGATGGCGGTATCGGCGCTAAGACCATTGAGAAGCTCAATCAAATCACAGACGGGCAGCGATTCAAAGAATCGTACGCATTAGCGAAGATCGCCCGTTACGTTGAGATTTGCAACAAAAACCCCGTGCAGGTTAAATTCCTCAAGGGTTGGATTAACCGAACATTGAAAGGTTTAGCATGAGCCTACTAGCTGTTGGATCAATCATTGAAGCCGTGGGTAAGGTCGCGGGTGATTTGGTCACCACTGACAAAGAAAAAATGGAGATGGAGATCGAGCAGCGGAAGCTAGATCTTGAAGAAAAACGTATTGATCAAGCTACGAACCTAGCTCAGATCGAGGTGAATAAAGTTGAGGCGGCTTCCTCTAGCGTGTTTGTTTCTGGCTGGCGACCCGCTATCGGCTGGATCGGCGTGGCGGCGATGGCGTATCAGTTCCTGCTGTACCCGCTGTTTCAGTGGGCTTGGAAATACTTGCAGGCTATGGGCTGGGTTCCAGTCGGTATGGATCCCCCGCCGGTGCTTGAAGCAGACCAACTTTGGGTGATATTGTCAGGCATTTTAGGTATCGCGGGTATGCGCTCTTTTGAGAAGACCAAAGGCGTCGCGAGTAAGTGAGACATTTAGTTTGCCTTGAAAGTTGTTTCAAGGTTATAATTCATCAAAACGGCGCATGCTGAATCAGCTGCTAATACCCATGGAGTATTTATGAGCTATAGCATGACGTACGACAGTTTGCTGGTGGACGTGCGTCGCTACCTTGAACGTGGTTTCACGCAAGAGAGCGACCAAATCGTTTACGACCAGCTACCTCGCCTAATCACATTAGGTGAGCGCCGTATCGCCCGCGAACTGAAGATTCAGGGTTTCATCCGAGCGGTGACCACCCCCCTGTCTGTCGGCGTAGCCGTTTATCTCAAGCCTGACCGATGGCGCGACACGATTAGCATGACCGTAAATGGCACGCCCATTTTTGCCCGCTCCTATGAGTACTGCCGTAACTTTTGGCCTAACGAAGCTCAAACCGCAGCGCCTCAGTTTTACGCAGATTATGACTATCAGCACTGGCTGATTACCCCTTCACCCGCCGCAGCGCAGACCCTTGAAATTCTGTACTACGAGCAACCCGCGTTGCTGGGTGATGACCTACAAACTAACTGGCTTACTGAATACGCACCGGACGTGCTGCTTTATGCAACCCTGCTCGAAGCCACCCCGTTCCTCAAAAAAGACGAGCGTATTCAGACTTGGCAAGCCATGTATGACCGTGCGGCGCAGGCGCTGAACGGCGAAGACCTGAAGCGTATCATGGATCGCACAGCAACAAGGAGTGAAGCGTAATGCCTATCTATAACGATGTCTTCGGTGGAGCGAACATCTACCCGAGCGAGATCAGCTTCAGCGCCCTCACGCTCAGTGCTACCGACGTCACGCTGAGTTGGCCAGAGGAAACCTCTACTAACACTAACCTAGCGACCCGTATTATTGACGTAACGGCTACCACTGCGGGTCGTTCAATCTTCCTGCCCGATGCGCAGAAAAGCGGCACGGGTAATACGATCCTGTTTAACAACCAAGGCGCAGAAACCTTCGTAGTTAAAAACGCGGGCGGTACTCAAGTTGTTTCTATTGCTGCGGGCACAGTTTGGCAGGTCTACCTGACGAGCAACACCACTACGAATGGTGTGTGGGAAACGCTCCAGTTCGGCGCTACAGTTTCTACGGCTAACGCTTCTGCCCTTGCCGGCACGGGTATTGTAGCTGTCGGGACGCTGTTGTCTCAGTCTGTGCCGATCACGTTGTTCAATTCAAACTACTCAGCAGGTGATACAGACCGCGCAAAAATGTACGTGTGGAACGGCTCAGGCTCGGGTACTTTAACCCTTCCTAGCGCTCCTACCGTAGGAAACAATTGGTTCATATATCTGCGTAACGCGGGCGGTGGGCAAGTTACGGTCTCAGCATCTGGCGTCGCTACGATTGACGGGTTGGCGAGCAAAAACTACCAGCCTAGTGACGCGTCAGTAATCATCAGCGATGGAACTAATTACTACACGCTCGGGTTCGGTCAATCTTCTGTTTTTGTCTTTGATTACACAGTTATTAGCATTGCTGGTACTGGAACCTTCACGCTGACAGGCTCAGAGCTGAACCGTATCGTTTATAAATTTACGGGCGCTCTGACCGGAAACCGCACTGTGGTTGTCCCTGCGACCGTCCAGCAATATTGGATTGACAACGCCACGACCGGCGCGTACACGCTGACAGTCAAAACCTCTGCCGGAACGGGTGTCGTAATCAACCAAGGCGCGAGGGGTATTTTTTATTGTGACGGTACTGATGTGGTCGATGCCGACACGGCTACCGTCAGCTTCCCGATTTCAATACCGCAAGGTGGTACGGGAGCTACTACAGCTGGCGGCGCTTTGATCAACTTTGGCGGCACTTCAACCGGTATATCAATTTTCACAGCCGCTAATCAGCAAGCCGCTTGGACCGCTTTAGGTATCGCGCCTGCTGGCGTCGTAGTTGGTGGGACATTCTGATGCCTTCAACCACAATAGTCCTGAAATCTCTCGCCGGTATTAAGCGAGACGGTACTAGGTACGATGGTGATTTTTATATTGACGGGCAATGGGTCAGGTTTCAGCGCGGACTACCGAGGAAGATCGGCGGGTATCGCTCAATCAGCAAATATTTGACTGAAATCTCTAGGGGTTTCAACAGCTTCACGCAGCAGAGCCTGCAGTACTGCCACTCAGCTGGTGCGTCAGCCATTGAGCGTTTTACTATTGACGCGACTAAAAACAGCTCAATCGTCACCAACCGGAATCCGGTAGCAGTTGCCGCGACTGGGACGGTTACTTTGACCGGCGGCGCTGGCGGTTCAGTTAACAACGTCACGGTCAATGGTGTTACAATTACATCGGGCGGTGTTCTTTTCACGACAGACTTAGCAACGACTGCAACCGCTGTCGCGGCGAACATTACGGCTTACGTCTCTACGCCAAACTACACCGCAACTGCGGTGGGTCCGGTAATCACTATCACGGCTTCTAACGCTGGTCAAAGCCCTAACGGGTTCGTCGTTGCTACTAACACAACAACCATCACAGCTACGACAACCAATATGAGCGGCGGCTTGAACGCAATTACTGCTAGCGCTTATAACCAGTGGATGTTCCAGACTGCGTATGATGCTTCTACAACGTACAACTCTATCATTGCCCACGTTGCCCCTAACCTACAGTGCATCTGTAACGACACCGGTGGTCAGATTTTCTACGGCGACGTCTTAGGGACTGCGCCGCTGGTAGACATTCCCCTGCCCGCAGGCGCTAACGCCACGGGTGGTATCGTGATGTTGTTCCCTTACCTGTTTTACTACGGCACTGCCGGTATCGTAGGCTGGTCTGTTCCTGGTGACTTCACTGATCTGAGCGGTATGGGTTCAGGGATAGCGCGTGTCTGGGGTCAGAAGATTATCAAAGGTATGCCGTTACGCGCCGGTTCAGGTTCAGCGCCAGCGGGGCTGTTCTGGGCTTACGACGCCGTTATTCGTGCAACTTTCACCGGCGGCGCGACTGTGTTTCAGTTTGACACGATCGCCACCGACACCTCAATCATGTCGCCCGACTGCGTGGTTGATTATGACGGCGTGTTTTTCTGGTGCGGAGTTGATCGCTTCTTGATGTTCAACGGCGTGGTGCGCGAAGTGCCTAATCAGCTGAATTTGAATTATTTCTTTGACAATGTCAATCCGAACCACCGCTCTAAAGTGTTCGCATTTAAAGTGCCGCACTTTGGAGAGATCTGGTGGTGCTACCCGAAGGGTGACGCTACAGAGTGCACGCACGCGATCATTTACAATGTGCGTGAGAACTCTTGGTATGACACAGCGCTGCCCGATTCAGGACGCGCCTCCGGCGGTTACAACAACGGCTTTGCCGCGCCCCTGTTGACAGACTGCATCCCTACGGCGAGCGGCTATCGCGTTTGGATTCATGAGCAGGGTGTTGATAATATTGACGGTCAATCAGTCCTGCCGATTCAATCTTACTTTGAAACCGCTGACTTGTCATCATTACCGCAGGGTAAAAATGAGTATTTGCGGATCACAGAGATTGAGCCTGACTTTATTCAAAGCGGCTCTATGTCTGTGCAAATCACAGGTCGTGCTAATGCCAGAGCACCTGAAGTTTACAGCAGCGAATTTACATTCCCTGAATCTGCGACAGAACCTTATCAGCAGATCGTCATGCTCAAAGAACAGCGCCGCGAGTTGCGCGCACGCTTTGAGTCAAACACGATCGGTGGCGATTACCAGATGGGTCAGATCATTGCGCACGTTGATACGGGCGACAGGACGGTGCTCGGATGACCACGATCACGCGCCCCTCCTACATGTCGCTACACGACTGGGCTGACCAGATTGCGCTCGATCTGGACAGCTACGGGGCGCTCGGTCGGTTGGACGGTGATGACTGGCAAAACTGGGCTATGCAGTTTTTAAATAATACTTCGCTAGGTAGAAACTTTCCTCTACCTTACGATTTTGATGATTGGCGTGACTGGGCTGAGAGATTTGCTCAGTCGTTGTCTTAATTGGAGTGACAAATGAATAAGCAGCAGATTCTTGAAATAGCAAAGAACGATCCTCGGTTCTCAAGAGCGGTTTTAACGCTTGAGAATGAAATCGGCGACATGCCGGTCACGGGTGAGGGCTTAGACGAATTAGTTAAGATGCTCGAGTTTGCGCTTAATAATCCTGAAAGTTACCCAGAGATTGTTGCTTCTGCCGTTAAAGACGACATGGTTGAAGAGGGTGACCTGCCAGCGCAGTTTGACCCCGTAGCAATTATATCCCTGCTCGTACTGATGTACGGCATGCAAGAGCGCTTGAAGCAAAATGGTTTTGCTAAAGGCGGTCTAGCTTCGTTGGGTCGTCACGGCGATACGATGCTGGCACACATCAATCCGCGTGAAGCCGCAATGCTCAAGCGTATGGGCGGTTCGGGAACGATTAACCCGCGTACCGGATTACCTGAATATAAGTTCAGTTTTAAGAAACTCTTGCGCGTTGCACTACCGATTGCCTTGAATTTCATCGTCCCTGGAGCCGGTGCTGCAATCGGCGCGTCAATGGGTTTAACCGGTACAGCAGCCGCTATGGCGGGTAGCGCGGTTATCGGCGGTGCGACCTCAGCGCTGACCGGCGGCGATCCGCTCAAAGGCGCTATTCTGGGCGGCTTAGGAGGTGGCTTAGGTGAAGCCGTGGGCGGTGCTGCTAATAGCGCTTTAGGATTAGATTTAGGCGCTGCCGGTCAAAACGTGCTCGGTAATGCACTCGTAGGTGGTGGTGTGGGTGCGGCTACTGGTCAAGGATTCTTGAAAGGCGCGGCTTCAGGCGCGTTAGGAGCTTACGCCGGTCAACAGCTCGGCGACCTGACCGGTAACGCCGCTGTGGGCGCGGGTGGTAAGCAGTTCAGTAACATGATTACTGCCGGTTACGACCCTAAGTCTGCCGTCATCGGGGGCGGCTTAGCGGGTCTAGCGACCAGCATGTCAAAGCCTGCTGAATCTAGCCGGATAGGGCTTAAGCCTTCAGACGCCGTAGTTGAAGGTTTGAAGATGCCCAAGGGCGGTGACTACTCATACAGCGGCGTACCTGAGGCGGGTTACGGCACTACCAATTACATGACCGGTCAAACCGGTTACAAAGGTCCCGATAATTTCTCAGTTGATTACTCGCTGACGAATCCAAATGCGCCCGTAGCGCCTAGCGGGTACGGCGGTCAAGATATGGGTAGCGGTCTTTCCACGACCCCTCAATCACCGCTAGCTCAACTTAAAACGACAGCCCCTGCCGCAGCCTCTAGCAGCCCGTTCTCAATGAAAAATGTTCTGATGGGTGCTACGCTTTTAGGTAGTCTCGGTAGCGCCCCTCCGCAGGTTCAGCAGGCGGTCAACAAGATGCCTCCCGAGCAGCAAGAGTACTTCAACCGACCCTCAATCGTATGGGACTGGAACAAGTTACAAAGCGACGCTAATGCTAATAACCAGAGCCTGAGCGAATTCATGGCGCGGAGTTGGCCAAAAATCACTTCTGGCGCTTATAATATGCAACCAGCGACCACCCCTCCGCCAAAACTGGCACAAGGTGGCGCTCTGTCAGCTGTTGCCCGATTCGCTCAAGGAGCAGGTTCTGGTCGAGCAGACACCATTGATGCTAAACTCTCAGATGGTGAATACGTGATTGACGCAGAAACAGTAGCAATGCTCGGTGATGGCTCCAATAAAGAAGGAGCTAAGCGCCTCGACGCTATGCGCGGAAAGATCCGCTCACACAAAGGTAAAGTATTGGCAAAGGGTAAATTTAGCCCTAACGCTAAGTCACCTCTCAGCTATTTGAAAGGGGTTGCATAATGGGCAGCTTATTCCAAGGGTCGCCTCAGACCGCTACTTCTTACACCACGTCATCCACCGAGACCCCGAAGTGGATGCAGGATGCGATTTATAACCAAATTCAAGTCGCTCAGAACATTGCCAATACGCCTTACGAGGCGTATAACATGCCTACTGTGGCTGAATTGTCACCGCTGCAACAACAAGCCTACCGGCAGGTTCAAGGTAATCAAGGTTTCTATCAAGGAGACCTTGACAAAGCTCAATCCGGTATGTACGACTTCGGCGCTAAGGGTACGGCTGATGCTCTGAAACAAGCGCAAGGTCAGTACCTGAGCCCAGACTTAGCTAGTAGAAATCTGAACGCTGGTCAATATTATTTTGATCAAGCTGGTCAATCAGACATCGTAGGGGCGGGTAGACCCGCGCTCTCAAGAGCGATGGGTATGGACGCTACGGGCGCGGCGCAACCCGCTTTGTCACAGGCGGGTGCGTCTGCCGGCAATATTATGGGCGCGGCTCAACCTTACATGAATCAGGCTGGTGTTGCGGCGGGTAACATCACCGGCGCGGCTCAACCTTATTTGAACCAAGCCGGTCAAGCCGCCGGTAATATTACTGGCGCTGCCCAACCCTACTTGAATCAAGCTAGTCAAGCCGCAGGTAACATCGTCGGCGCGGCTCAACCTTTTATGGGTCAAGCTGGTCAGACGACAGCACAAGCGCTTTCTGATCGTGCTTTGAACGCGGCTAACCCGTATTTGTCAGCGGCTGCTCAGTCTGGCGCGGGCGGTATTAATCAATATATGTCGCCGTACCAAACCGGCGTCATGGACGTTATTGCTAAGCAGGCGGGTCGCAACCTCAGTGAGAACCTGCTGCCTAACGTGTCTGACGCGTTCATCAAAGCGGGTCAGTTCGGTGGAACACGTATGGGTGAGTTCGGTAGCCGTGCTCTGCGCGACACTCAAGAAGCTGTGTTGAACCAACAAGCTCAACTGGCTAACCAAGGCTACGGGCAGGCTCTCGGTGCTTCTCAGGCTGATCTCGCACGTCAAGCACAGTTGGCTGGTACCGTCGGTAGCATTTCTGGCGCAGACCTTTCTCGCGTGCTTCAGGGTGGTGCGCAGTACGGTAATCTGGCACAGGCTCAAGGTCAGTTGACCAGTCAGCAAGCCGCAGCGATGGCTAACCTCGGTCAGACTCAAGGTCAACTCGCCGGTCAACAGGCTTCTACGCTGGCTAATCTCGGTCAGACTCAGGGTCAGTTGGCGGGACAGCAGACTTCCGCATTAGCTAACCTCGGACAGACAGCTGGTCAGTTGACAGGTCAACAGGCTTCGGCTTTGACTAACCTCGGTCAGACCACTGGTCAGCTGACAAGCCAACAGCAACAGAACCTGACTAACCTCGGTCAAACGCAAGGGCAACTTACTGCTCAGCAGATGTCTCAGATGGCTAACCTTGGTCAGATGCAAACCAGTGCTGGTCAGGCTCAACAACAGTTCGGTCTCACTGCTGCTCAGGCTGCACAAGGTGCTCAAGCTCAAGATTATCAACGTCAGATGTCGGCGTTGCAAAACTTCGCTGGCATGCAACAGCAAGAGCAAGCCATGCGTTCAGCTGATGTGGCGGCGCTTGAAGGCGCGGGCGCGGCTCAGCAGAATCAAGCACAGCAGCAACTCAACGCAGCTAAAGCTCAATACGAAGCACAGAAGTTGTACCCTAGACAACAACTTGATTTTTTAAGCACTCAAATTCGTGGCATGGCTCCAATCACGCCGCAGGTCACAACTAATCAAGGTACAACAACCGGCGCTACGTATTCACCTTCACCGCTGTCTCAGCTGGCGACAGGTCTCTACACGTACAAAGGTCTGAGTAACCTCGGCGGCTAAGGAGTAATTATGGGTTTTGAACTCGATAGACTAATGAAGCAGTACGGGTTAGGTACTGCCGGTGCGGTTAACTATTCTGGCGCTACCCCAGAAGACACCGCCGTGTACGATGCGTACAAGAAAGAATATCAGACCCGACTGCAGAACACCCCTATGATGATGCAGTCACAGTACCAGACCGGTAACGAGCCTAAATCTGAAGCGTTGAAATACGCCACTAACAATATGGGTGTCGACCAGTTCAATAGAAATATTCAAAGCTGGGCAAACCTGAACCCTAACGCCTACTCAGGCGATATCAACGCGTATGCGCAGAAGTACGGCATTAGCGGTCAAGACATTTTCAATGCGACTCAAAACCGCTGGGGTAATATACTGCAAGCGCCTAAGTTCAATGCGCCTACCCCTTTTGTACCGCCAGTGAGACCTCCCGTGGTTCCTCCGGTCGTAGCCCCTGTCACACCGCCAGTTGTACCGCCGTATGTTCCTCCGTACATACCGCCTGTAATTCCTGAGCCTGTCGTTCCGGAACCGGTCGTACCTGAACCCGTGGTGCCAGAGCCAGTAGTAACACCTCCTGTTGTGCCGCCGGTCGTACCTCCTGTGGTTCCTGAACCCGTAGTACCTGAGCCGGTCATACCCGCGCCGGTCACACCCACGCCGGTCATGCCTAGTCCGGACGAGGATTTCCCATCAACAGTTAGAAAAGGTACTGTAGACATAGAAGAAGTTGACCCTAATATCACTATTCCTGACACTGTTGGTCCCAACAGAGCAGGCGGCGGTGACCTACCAGAAGAGTTTGACAAATACCTCGTACC